GCTAAACAAATAAGTTTTTTGAAGATTGCATAATGTTTTACGTAATCATCTTCAATATCTGTTTGGATAGATGGTGGAAGTGCTTTGAAGAGATTTTTGCAGGATTTTTTGTCTGTTATATTTTGGAGAATAATTCTCCATAATTCACTTGGAAGACTCATTTTATGGGGATAAGAATAATTATAATATAAATCATTTTTTATAAAAAATGCAATAGGGTCAAATGATAAGTTCAAAATATTGTTTTGAATACAAGCATTTGTCATCTCATTTCAAATTGCCTATGAATATTCAATGATAATTTATAATAATTACAGGGTGTACTTTTGGATATCGGTTGAATGCAGCACTTTCTCAATCTAAATAGCCGCAGTTATAGGCTAGGGAGTTTGAACAACAATTCAGATTTGTCGAACTCATATTAACAATTTTCTGTGAAAGATAAATTAAATTAAAATTTTTTTTATTTTTTTATAAATTAGTTGCTCTATATTTTATTGGCAATAAATGTTCCATAAAGTGGATCTTGAAAGATTAATTCACTTATCTTCCATGTTTGATTTTCCAGGTAATCTTCCTCAGTAAAACTATAAAATAATCTATCTTTTGTTATAGGATCAAACTGTAAAACACCATGGGCACCCTCCAAATAATCTGGATTTTGATATCTTGCCAACTGCGTCTGAACTTGTAAAATGTCAAAACCATTCGCAGCATATTTCTCCCCCAAATCCTCAAATCCCTTTCTCCATAAATATGCTGTATTAATACCCTGATATGCATAAAAGGAATAATTACCTTTCAAATTCTGCGATTGTGTAGGGGTAAAAGTGGGAATTTTTGTTCCAGCATTATCATAAATATATGGATTAATAGTATAATTAGGTGTGTTAAAAACTCCTAAGAAATCCAAACTAACCAAACCATTTACTAAAAAATCAGTCGTTTTTGAACCAACTAAATATGCACTTAATTGTTCAGGTGAAATTTTCGTGGTAAAATCACACACAATTAAACGCGGCCCTATTATGGGATTTTGTTGCAAAGATTTTAAGAAATCATTAGAATATACGTCAGCAACTTCGTGCAAATAGTAGACGGATAATAAAGGATTATTTTTGATATCAGTTTCAAGAGAGACACTGATGGGATTATCAGGACCGTTATCGACAGGTTCCATTCGGTAAATATTCTTTTCTATGGCTAATCCATATGAAGTGGACGATGGAGAAATACCGTATGCATCGGGATGTGATTTAAACCATGGTAAAACTTCTTTTACTTGAGTAGATGTTGCAAATCCTATAAAAATACGAAAACCACATTTATATAATTTGTCAAGACAAGTAATTATTTTCTTAGAATCTCCTCCAATGTCATAAATTGGGAAGGATGAAAATGATAATCCATATCTTTTACAATTCTGCCAATAATATTCAAAAGTATATTTTAAATTTATTTCCACAATCGAATAAGGAGTTGATCCAGTCAAATCAAATAATGCTGCTGTTTTAAGTGGACATTTTCTTTTTATTATTTCTGTGTTATTATTTGGTCTTAAATTTTTAGTAAATGGAAAGGAAAAACTGGTAGCGATAAATTGTCCATAAAATGGATCATCAAAAATAAGAGTGTTCAAACTCCAGATTTGATTAATATTAAAATCTTCACGAGTAACACTATAATATATTCTTTCTTTTGTTATAGGATCAAATTGTAAAATACCAGAAGCTCCTTCCAAATAATCAGGATTATATTTTCTTACCAATTGTGTTTGTACCTGTAAAATATCAAATCCTTGAGGTGCAAAATTATTTTGTGTTAATTCTTTTAATCCAGTACGCCAAAGATATGAAGTATTTATACCTTGATATGAAAAATAAGAATAATCACCCTTTAAATTTTGCGATTGAATAACAGTAAAATTTGGGCGACTTGATCCGATCCCATCGTAAATATATGGATTCACCGTAAAATTTGGTGTATCAAAAACACTCAAAAAATCTATATTTGCCAATCCATTTACAATAAAATCAGTTTTCTTTGAATTTACTAAGTAAAAACTCAATTCTTCCGGAGTTATTTTTCCCTTAAAAGTACAAACTATAAGTCGGGGGGCAATAATTGGATTAGCTTGATAAGATTTTAAATAATCTGTTGAAAAGAAATCTCCCTCTTCGTACATAAAATAAACTGACAACGATGGATTGGCCGCTATATCCTTCTCCAAATTAACTTGTGTCCCTTTATCAATCGGCGTCATTCGATAAATATTCTTTTTCACAACTAAACTATAAGCAGTTGAAGTTGCAGAAATTCCGATGGCATCTGGATGATTATTAAACCATTCAAAAACACCGGCTACAATAGTTGAACGAGAAAATCCGACAAAAATACGGTAACCTTGTGCATATAATTTTTCTAGATATTCGATATTTTTAGAAATTTCACCATTAGTGTTAAAGATAGGGAAAGGCTTAAATTTTAAACCCCATTTTTTTGAATTAGCCCAATAAAAATCAAATGTTTTTTTAAGAGCATTATCCTCATCTGAGAAAGGGCCCGTTAATTCAAGTAAACCAGCCGTCTTTAAACAGGAACATTTCTTCTTTTGTTTTATATCTTTCATGCTATTAGACAATATTTTTTTTTCATTTGTTTTTATTATAAATATCAAATTATTTATGAAACATTAATTTTATATAATAACTCATAATTTATTGTAAACTTTTATAAACCTTTAAAAATTGATTTAAAAAAAACTTGAATTGAATGAGAAATAAAACTGAGATGTCGATGGCAATAGATTATTCGGATGGGAGATTCCAGTTAGGAAAGAATGTTCTAATAATCGCCCCAAAAAATAGAGGTAAAACCAATTTAGTTATGACCAATATTTTTTTAAAATTACAATCCGAAATAAATTATTTATTTGTTGTCTCCTCCGATAAAAAATATTTGGAAATAACCAACCATTTATTTGAGGAAACCCAACTTCCCGCCATATTCCAAGAAATACAAATACTCAATAGAATGGAGAAAAAACTTATTATCATCGACGAAATGGCCATACATCAGCACCCAATAATTGAGTGCATTTTAATTAACTCAAATTATTTCAATATTACTGTTGTATTAGTTTCCAAATATGGAAATTTGAATATGGTTTTGAGAGATTATGTTGATCAGGTGGTGTTAGGAAATGAAAATTGTGCAACAATTTGTCGGGATCTATTTGATAGATATGGAATGATTTATGGAGATTTTACGAATTTTTTGGAGGTGATAACTGGGATGGGAAGAAGTGAATTTTTGGTATTACAGAAGGGAAGGATGAATGTTGGTTTGATCAGGGTTAATGATCATTGGAAAAAATATTTGTATTCATACAAAATGTTTGTTAGATATGATATATTGAAGAAATTTGGCGATAAGAAAAAGGATCAAATGGATTTGATTAAGAAGGTTAATACGATAATGGAGGAATTGGTGGAAATTAAGAAGAAATTGGCTATTGTTTAATTTTTTGGATATTTCTGGCAATTATTTATAAAAAATTTTATAGTGTATATTTATAATGGGTGAGAAACGTAATTTCACATGTGTTGTTAACGGAAAAGAGCACGGAACTTATACTGGCAGTTCCCCTTCTGCAGCAGCCAGAAAAGTTGTCAGCAAGATGGTTGGCCATACCTCCAAAAAAGTTGAATTCCAGTTAAGAGAAATGACCCAAGGGTCCAAAAAGAAAGTTTACGGTCCCTACAAAGGACATATGGAGAAACTTAAGGAGCCAATTGAACTTAAGGGCCGCAAAATCGAGTACAAGCCAGTCGCCAAATTGGCCTAAGAAGAAAAAGTTAATTTTTGAAATATAATGATTATTATATTTGGAAAGAAAGCAAATTATAAATTTAGTTGAGATTGGAAACATAAATAGTTCTGACTTCATTTATTTCTACGTTGCAGCAAGGGCAATTTTTCTTCGACAATTTTTTATAGCATTCATCACAGATGCAAATATGATGACAAGGTTTTACTAATAAATCAATCATATTGGTCATACAAATCATACAAGTGAAAGGTTTGGATTCATTTTTGAGACTGCAAATAGGTATTCTAATTTCTGGGTCTGTTTGAATATTTTTTTCATTATTTTGGGTAGAACCAATTGGTCTAACTTTTCGGCAAGATGACAGGTCTGGACAGCAAAATAGGTTTGATTCTTTTATGGCGATGCCAAAAGTCATCAATGTGATATATAATATTGATCCTGCTAAAATGGTGTAAAACAAAAATAGTATCCAGGCGAAGGAAAAGGTGATAAGTCGGAATGCAATTTCGGCATCGATTTTTGAACAGGTTTCAAATTTACCGGAAAGATAGTCACTTTTGAAAAATGTGATATTAGTTAGTATGCTGCAGATGAAATATGCAGTGAATGATATTGCAAAACAGAAATTAATAGCGGAAACTCTATCATCTTTTTCTCTTCCATTTTCTATATCAAAATTCAAAAGAAAAAGACAGGATACAATAAAAGCAATTGAGACGAAAATATTACCAATTATTTCTAAAATAGCTACACCTAAAAACAGTTCATCAGGATCGAAAGAACAATCATCTTTTTTTATATCTCCCCTTACCCTCAAAATGAAGATTGCATGTGACCAAAGTCCTGTAAGAAATAGAAATAAAAATATAATTAGGCGGCTAATTGATTGTTTTGTTGTCATTTATTTCTTAGGCTGTGAGATCATTTATGAATCAATTTTTATTTTTTTACAAAAAAATGCCTGAAAATAAGAAATATTATGAATAATGATGAATTACATAATGAATATTGTATTTGTTTCGATAAAGTTACCAATGATGCAAAACAATTAAATTGTAGCAATTTTATGCATAATATTTGCTATGCTATTCTTAAAAAGTCATGCTAATAAAATTTATCAAAACCTGAGAAGAGGAAAAATAATAATACATTTTTTTAATGAATACTTTGAGACAAACATATTTTTAAGAGGATTTTATTCAGAAAGATACAATAATATTCGATCGGTTATTCGGGGCTGGAAACTTAAAACACCAGAAGATGAATAATATTTATAATTTAAATTTTCTAATAAATCTTCACATCACGATTCTTGCAAAAACAGTGCGTAAAAACTATCCGCTCCATATTTTCATCAATCGTCTCACCCCTCTCAAAAGAACATTCAAATAACATAATAAATTCATCAAACAAATGTTCCATTATCTTCAAATACAATTGTGCATTCGAGCTATAACGGAACAAAATAGTTTCATCTTCATCCATATAGAACTCTGCAATCTTTTCCCAGGAATTTTCTTGAATTTCATTCTCGTATTTTTCGACAATCATTTTACGGATTTCATTGAAGCAGCGTTTCTTTAATGCGATGTGTAATCCCAATGAGGTCACCGTATGAGTATCATGAGTACCCTCTTTGAAAATAAAATGTTTTATTTTTTGTGTTGCAGGTAATTCATCGATTTTTTTGAAATAATCAGCAATGAATTTGTGAAATTCATTATTATCCATTAAATACATACCATCTTGATCAATAATCACAAAATGGCAGTATCCATAGGCGATTGATGCAAAAATGGTGTATTGAATATTGGTAATGAATTTTACGTTTATTTTAACTAATTTCATGAAATTTAATTCTTTGAAATCATCGAAATTTTCTTTTGTGGGTAATTCGTTATCTGGGAAACAAAGTTCAGAGATAATCAAATCTTTAATGTTTTTCAAATGCTCATAATCCTCAAAGGTAAAATGTGTAGTTGTAGCAGATTGCATCTTTTACTTTTCAAAGAATAACACATTTATTTTTCAATTTTTTTAACAAATATATAATTAAAAAAAAGAAAAGTTTATATTATATAGAAATAAGAATGCCAAAAATTGTAAAAAAGAAAAAACGATTGATAAAACTAATCAGTCATCCTCTTATTATACTATCAGAACCACTTATTTTAGAAGAAATCCGTTATCACATCAATATTCTCGAAAAAAGACTCATTGAACTCCGTGAAAAAATGATAGAAGAACGACAAAAAAAAGCCATACATTTCCAATAATAATGCCACATATTTTTTATAAAATTTATAAAAAATTGATTGAATTTACCAAAATAACATAAAATAGCTTAAATACATTAAATAATAAAAATACATTGGAATAAAAAATACAAAATCCAATGTTACGTTCAAAGATGGAAAAGAGATTTCTTAGAGAATTCGCATTTTTTTAAGAACATTGTAAAAAGTAGTTCTCCTCGCATCATCTAAATGAAATGACTGTAAAAGATGGTCAATCTCATTATAATAAACAACCTCCCCGCTTTCTAGAAATACTGTGTATTTATTGTCCAAATTAATATTAATCATTCGATAATAAATCTTGGTGAAAGGTTTTTTCAAATAAATTTCGTTTAAGTGATTTATGCGATTGATGTAGAAGGTACTTTTTATTTTCAGGTAATCTTCTGTAATCTTCGCCGCATATCGTAAAAGAACTTCAATGAATTCATCTATGGATTTCTTATCAAAAATGGGAAAATAGTTCTTCATAGTAATATTTGTATATCCATCGCAATCGGTTTTGATAGAGAATTTACAAATATTTTTTTCTAAATAAATCACTCCATAATAACCTAAACAGTATTGAACGGTTTTTACGGTGGGTCCATCTTTGATTAATCGAATGACTTTTGAGTCTTTGATTGAGTGTAAAATATTCGCCTCTCGTTGGTTGTGTAAGGAGGAGAAATCCATTTGATATATACTTAAAATTTTTTTATATTTCAAAAAAAATTTATTATAAATTTAAATTACTCATATAATTTAGAATAATATTTTTGCAACTGAATCAGGGACAAATGTTGCTAATTCATCTTCGTTAAAATCACAACTGAATATTCGATTTTTTATCTTTTCAGAAAGAATTTTTGAAGATTCCAAATTTCCATCAGATTCAGCAACCTCTCCACTTGCCACCCACTCATAATAAGATGACCCAACCAAAGATATTGGTGAACCTATACTTGAATCATCATCGTAATCACCACTTTTTTCATCAATTGTTTTAGTTTTTTCTTCCATTTTTTTTATTTTATAGGAATTAAATATAAAAAAATCAATTTTTATCATAATTATAATATTTAACGGAAATTCTCTTCTTTCTCTCTACCTCCTCTGGAATCGAAAATTCATAATCATCCGAAATAACAATTTGTCTCAAATTCCGCGGAAATTTCTTGATTTCTTTACAATAACTACTTGGTAAAATCAATGTTTCAAGTGAATCCGGGAGATTATTTATTTCTTTTTTGAAATTTGATCCAAGTTTCAGGAATTTGAGTGAACTAGGTAGATTGTCAATCGGATGGTTGAATATATTTGGAAGTTCCAAAAATTCCAAACTCGATGGCAAAAAATCTATTGGTTGATTAAAATCTCCCAAATAATAGAATTTTATTTTTTTCAATCCTTGGGGCAAATTATCAATCGGTTGATTGAATGTTTTGGCGAATTTAATTTTCTTGATTGATGCCGGCAAATTATCAATGGGATGATTGAATGGGAAATTGAGAATAAGTTCCTCGACGTTATTTGGTAGTCCTTCTTCGGGTTCCTGATACTTGAAGAATTTGTTGAAGTAATTGGAGATTGATTCAACAAATGTTTCATCTCTTTTACGTTTTCTTTCATTTATTTCAAGTTTTTGATTGAAATAAAATCCAGTTTCAACAATTTTGTATTTTTTTATTTCATCCATCAATTCTCTTGTAAAATGAATTTGTCGTCCGTGATTTGAAAAAAGTGTAATCTTATTACCACGAGCAGAAAAATGTTTTTTTTGTGAACAGCAATGCATTTTCAATATCTTTTTCTCACGTTTGCAGAAAAAATAATCAATTTTTTTTGTTTTTTATAATATTATTAGAGGTTATATGTGGAAATCCATTTCCCATCAACTTCACATTCACATTCTTTCCACCCATTCACTTCTGAAGTTCGGTCAGGACGTTCGGATGCATAATGAGAAGATGCAAATTTATAGATACTCAAGGCTTTACCATCATAAACAATACCATTTTTTGAAGAATCATAAATTCCTGTCCATGTTTTGTTAATGCCGATTGTATGGCGAATGCGTTGTCCATTAGTAAAACATTTTGACATTTCTCGGCATCCTTTAATCGGCGCTGATTTTTTATTTGAAAAAGATTCAGGTTCTTCATCTTCATCTTCAACTTCATCTTCATCATCTTCTTGTTCATTTTCTTGTTCATTTCCTTCAGTCCATTGTTCTCCATCCATGAGATCAAAGAATGTTTTTACTTCTTCGATGGAAACACGGAAGAATTCACGTCTTGGATTTATTCTTTCAGTGTATTGTGAAAGAAGAGTTTGCAGCGTTATTTCTTTCTGTTTTGGATTAGAAACTTTTTTTGCGAATTCAATTTTATATGGAGTAGGTGGTTTCCAAGTATTTGAACTATTCGCTTCACCCAATCTTATTTCAGGCGTCCTCTCAGTCATTCCAACTTTAAGAATTCCCGGCATCGAAGCATTCGAAAAACAATACAAATATCCTTCTGTCATTTTATAATTTGGATTATTTGACAAAATATATTTCAATTTTTTAATGAATTTTTATAAAAAGTTGAATCAATTAATTGTTTAAACTCGCATTCGGTAATTGGGATATAACATTCAGAACATTCTTTTATATTTTTACCGTGATTACAAGTAAGATTATTCTTTTTACAAATTTTGCATTTATTTATTCTCTTCAAGTGTGTACATAATTTTGAACCTAAACAGATTATGCAGGATGTCTTATATTTATTGTGAATGCAAATTTTTGATCCACCACACGACCGGCATATTTTTTTGTTTTTACCATGGACACAAACAATATTTTTATTACATTTTGTGCAATTACAAAGTTTTATTTTATGTTGGCAAATTCCTTTTCCTCCACAATCATAGCAAAAAAATTTGTAGATGTTGTGACAGCATTTTTCACCATATCGACAATCATTGCAGCGATATCTGTGTTTAAAATGTTTGCATATTTGGTCAGGATTGCATTTAATACAATTCCTCTTTTTTTTATCATGTTCGCATTTAAAAGATTTATTGCATAAATAGCAATCGTTGTAATACTTATTATGTTCACAATTTAATGTCTTTCCATTCCAAGTAATAACTCTGTTAGCATAAATGTATTTTTGACCAATAATTCGGTTATTTTTTAAACCTGGCAAATTCTCATATTGATCCATTTTTTGCATTCACAATTAATTAATAAAAAAATCATTTTTTATTTATCATTAAACTATCAATAATAAAAACCCAACTAAAATCCACAAACTATTCACAACTATATTTCCAGCGCTAATTACAAAAGTATTATCTGGCAAAGCTGTATCAAAGCTAACAATTGGATCATACAACATATCTGCAAAATGTGGGAAAATAAATCCCATTTTATCGGTGGAATTATCCATCCAAATATTTTCAACCATTCCGTCGACGATTGCATATGTTGGGAAATTTAGTAACATTTTTGCGAATCCGGCATCAACTGCCGTGGAGATATTTTTGTATCCACGTTCTTCTTTTCCGATCTTGAATGCATTCGGGGTATTAACATCAAGAGTAAGTTTAAGTTGATTATTGACGTTTTTGAATGGCCAATTACGAATAGATATTTCCCATTTGAATGCAAATTTGGGAATT